GTTTGTTCTTGGCTAACCTAGGAGTTAACTGGGCACTAGCAGGTATGAACGTATTGTACTTGACACTAGAGCTTAGTGAAAGTCTTGTTAGTATGCGTGTTGACAGTATGATAACTGGTATTGCAAGTCGTGATGTATTTAAGAACATTGACGATGTTGAAATGAAAGTTAAGATGATTGGTAAGAAGTCAGGTGCATTCCAAGTTAAGTATATGCCTTCAGGCAAGACACCTAACGATGTACGTAGCTATATTAAAGAATTAGAAATTAAGACAGGGCGTAAAGTAGACGTACTGTTGATCGACTACTTAGATTTGCTTATGCCCAACGGCGCAAAGATTAGTGCAGAGAACTTATACATCAAAGACAAGTACGTATCAGAAGAGTTGCGTAACCTAGCAATGGAATTAAACTGTGTGTTTGTTACAGCGGCACAGTTGAATCGTGGTGCTGTTGAAGAGATTGAATTTGATCACTCGCACATATCAGGTGGACTGAGTAAGATCCAGACAGCGGATAACGTGTTTGGTATCTTTACAAGCAGAGCAATGCGTGAGCGTGGTCGCTATCAACTACAGTTAATGAAGACACGTAACAGTGGTGGTGTAGGACAAAAGATTGATCTAGCATTTGACTTAGACAGTCTACGTATTCTAGATCTAGATGAAGACGATGACGACACTAACAACTATGGTACAAACAGTTCAGGTGCAAACACCAGCAGCATTGTAGCCGGGTTGAAACGAACTAATACATCAAGCGCAGATCCAAGCGAAGGCGCACCAGTACAAAAGATCAAAGCAGAAGCTGACTCAACAGCACTACGCAGTTTTATAAACAACTTGCCAGGCGATGATATCTAATGTTGTTTTTGGTGTGTTATATAGAGTGTAAACAACACCACAACAGTAGAATGGAAAACATATGGATACGCCGAGAACTAGGCGATGCTATGTATCTATTATTGAATCAGCCTTGGTGTACTATACGCAAGCAACGTAGGGACAGCACGAGTTTACCTGCAGACATATACAAGAGAGTAGATGTGTATGCAGAAGTTGAAGCAAACAAAAGCACATGGTTTGCTCTTTGCTTCCCTCAAGCAACTGTAAAGGAAAAGATATGGTAATAACATACGACACATGGCTAGGAGATGAAGACCTAGTACGCTTCTTAGAAAGACATTTCACCTACAAGACACCACACTACTACATCGAGTATGCTGACAGCACCAATGCACCCAAGAGCATATACGGACGACACGACGAACAAGAAACTCCAAGTCAGATATTCTATAGCACAGACTTTGATCCCAACAATGAAATGATCAAGTTCTTGGTTATAAAAGCCATGGAGACTGTAGAAGAAAGTGGAGAGTTTCCGGGTGTAACAGCAAGTAGTCTACAATGCGAGCGAGCTCATCTAACTGTACAGCATCCAGGACAAGACATTGACTGGCATCGCGATGGTGGAGAGATAACTGCTGTATACACTGCAGCCACACCAGGTGGTGGCGACTTTGTGTTCAACACACCTGCAGGTACCAAGCGTGTTGCGTTTGCAAAGAATCAATTGTATGTGTTTGATGGTAGTCAGCAACATCGAGCAGATGCGCCTGATGCACTACGTCCTAGAGTATTGCTGGTAATGAAGTTTGGAACTACTTCTTAACTAGATCTTTTTGCGGGTCACGTGTGCTAGGTGGAGTCTTATCCATTGTAACAGTGCCACGTTTGCTTGCACCATCTATAGTAACATTCACACTCCAATTGGTATTAGGGCGTGTTTCACTTTGACTGCTGTTATATGTTTTATCGTTGTTGCTCATAGTGTATTTATTTACATCCTCTAGTAGTTGTAGATCCGCTAGTATGTGTTGTACATGCCATTGCGGGTTTAGTTGTGCTAGTTGTAGACTCACGTTGTACACACGCGGCTGCACTGTGCTAGGGCTTGCAACAACTGGATCAAATCCTTGCGGTAGTGTTTCAAGTAGTTCGTCGCCATAGGCTGCACCAGCTACACAGAGAACCCCAATTAGTACCTTCATCTTCATACAGTTATTTATAACCGTTTTATTTGTAAAGTGAATAATTATTAATGACAACACCAGTAAGAACTGTATTCAATTTGCGGTAATCCCTTTGCGTAAAATCAAAATAACGATTGTATACTGTCATTAGCAATGTCTTGTGTAGAGCCAACTGTGCTAGACTAGGTCTTCTGGGCAGCAATGGATTAACTTCTATCAGGTTTTCATTGGATCTCAATCCGCTGTAAGTGGTATACACATCTAGTGCATTGATAACATACCAATAGATCTTAACATTACGATCATCTTCATAGTGTCTAACACGAAGAGTGGTGTTGAACTTTCCTTGAGATTTAACAAATATGATTTCGGGTACACTATTGTCGACGCATATAGTACATTCGCCAGGATAAGCCAATACTTGATCTACACCAACGGTAAACATGAACCCTATTACAACAAACAAACTACTTAATACTCTCATACCAACTGCCTCTGCTACAGTTATTTATAGCCGCGAAGCGGTGGAAGCCCAAGAGCCGCTCGCGGTTAACGCAGATTTCGAAGATAGCGCGAAGCGTTTAAAGCAGATTTTTAGCCTTTTAAAGTGTGTATATAACTAAGCGACGGTAAGTGTACTAACACCCCACTACTAGTTCTATTCTAGCTCAACCATAGCGACACATACATTGCAACACTATGCAATACACCGTATGAGTATGATTTGAAATTGATGAGCCTTTAGAAGCGCAGCCTAGACTGTTATAACCTCTAAGCGAGCATTTCCGTTGTATGCTAGTATAGCGTAGTCTAAGTCTGAGCTAGACGCAAACACAAGTGTATCGTCACTGGGTTGTTCTGAGTATACCCCGCGTAACATCAACTGTGTAGCAAACGTAAATGTATTAATGTCTTGTATATAACTTGTAGTAGTATCATCTATAAACTGTAGTACATGCATACAAATATTTATGCTTGAGTCATACCGTTTGCATATACAGATAGCATACAGTTATGTTTGCTTATACACTATGATATTATTTAATTCACCTAACACCTTTGTACATGGTGTACAAGTGTAGCCTATAAGTGTTGACTTGTGCAGTGTACATGCTATACTAGTGTGTACAGCCTAAAGTCTGACAACTCGCTTAGACTCCGTCGCTCGCTGTGGTTGAGGTAAGTATGAGTATGACAATGTTTATAAATGATAAGACCATTAAATGGGCCATACGTAATAAGCTGCAAGAGCCAGCTGGTAAAATGGTTACACAGCGTATGCTAGAAGGCTTCGTACAACAAGAGTTTATGATTAGCATATGGAAAGCTAGAAGCCTAGTACGTGAGACTATGCGTGAAGAGGGTCGACAGGTCCTATAAAAATATAGCGCAAAAAAAATTACTCCCACCTTAGATTATACCCATTAGCAGTGTATACACAAATGGGTTCTGTGTGACTAAAAAATGAGATACTAAAAATTATGGTGAAGTACTTACAGAAGTGAGGTGGTGATTTCTACTGCACCACTTTTAAAATAGTGTGCAGGCTTAATGTAAGCTAAGTTGTTGTTTTTACTAGCATTTATATACCCCGACCCCCCGGAAATATTTTAGAGAAAATAATTTTTTTTTCATTAACACATCAAGAGAAAAGGTATACTAAACTAATAGTATACCCCGACCCCTAATTTTTCTAGACTATTAGTCTGCTCTGCCACCTGCGTATGCTGTGAACCCGTACTGTGTGAACACTAGTGCAGCTGCTCTAGCACCTGCTTCTTTAACGTCCATGCTCTGCCCACCATAGCCTGCTGGGTTGTATATCTGGTAAGCACCTGTGTAGTCTTTGGTGTAGCCTGCCTGCTTCATAGCTCTACCCAACTTGGTGTTGCCTTTGATCTTATAGATGTTAACCCAAGCAAAGCCACAGTACATTGGCTCACCGTAGTCATTGCCACCTGTGCTTGCATTCCAATCATCTAAGAAGCTAGACGCTGCTATTGCTGCGCTAGCCTTAGCTTCTGCTAGTATAGTCTCTAAGTCTAGTACAGTGTACATCTTAGGATCATTAGCAAGTACTGCCGCTGTTTGTGTTGCTGTTGAATATGTCATATTGTTTGCCCTTTGTTTTAATTAATATACTTTATTATAGTCTCAGTTGATGTAGATGTCAACCTCTT